GCCGCCGGCCCCGCGCGGGCGCGGAAAAAGAAAAAAAAATTTTTCCGGCGCGCGCGCGCCGCGTGGTTGCGCGGGGGCGGGGTGGGGGAGGGGCGCGCGGGGCGCGCCGGGGCGGGGGCTAGGGTTGGCACGGCGCCAGCTCTGGTGTGCCATGGGCGCGGCCATCTTGGATCCAAACTCATTTGCATACCACGTCCCCATGTCCAAACTCATTTGCATGCCACGCCCCATGTCCAAACTCATTTGCATATACCGGCGGCCATGTTGCATCCCTCGCTCCTCCTCCCTCGCTCCTCCTCCCTCGCTCCTCCTCCCTCGCTCCTCCTCCCTCGCTCCTCC